CAGGAGCCGGTGTATGCGGCGACGGGTTTCGACCGCAACCGCTTCCTGGCCGAGCAAGCCGAACGGACCGGTCCAGTCAACGCCGCCACGACACTCGGCGCGTGGGACGACGTGCCGCCCGCCGATCTCGTCGGTCGGGTGTCACCCGACATGCAGCGCGTGCCCCAGGTGACCGGTGAGCCTGCCGGTCGGCCCATCGGCGTCTCGGGTCCGATCACCTACAAGGGTCCGGTGAGTGGTCCCATCGGTGGCGTGAAGGCCGCCCAACAGGAGCAGCAGGAGGAAGTACCGGCGAGGTACGCCAGCGCTCCGTACGGCGGCGGCAACGGTGGCCAGGCCTCGGGCTACGGCGGCGGTGCTCCATTCAGCGGCAGTGGCCAGGTGTCGGGCTACGGCGGGTACGAGCGGCAGCCGCAGCAGCCCGGGTACGCCGGGTACTCGGCGGGCGGTCCCTACGGCGAGTACGGCGGGGCACCCGCCTATCAGGCACCGTCGTCTTGGGAGCAATCGGCCAACCCCATCGCTCAACAGCTGACCGGGCTGTCGGACCAGTCTCAGTATCTGCAGGACTACCAACGGCGCAGCCAGAACCAATACAACACGATGGTCCAGAACTACCTGGCCAACCAGAACCGCACGCCACAAGCCGACGCGTTGAACACCCGGATGAACTGGCTGCGCGCACAGGGACTGCCGCTTTAATGACCACAGTCGGGGACCGTGTGATGGCCGTATCCAAGTTGGATATCTGATGCCTGCACCTGCCGGTCTGCTCTACGCCCAACGTCAGGCGTTCGCACCACCTGCTTCGCCCACACCCGCGGTGCAGCTCGGCCCGGTTCAGGCGTACATGAACCAGCAGGCCCAGCAGTTCCAGCAGGCCCAGCAGTACCAGGCCGCTCAGTACCAGGACGCCGCACGACAGGCCAACCCGTACATCGGTGCGCTCGAACAGCGCTCGCAGATGTTCGCCCCGGCCCAGCCGCAACAAGAGGACCAGGGGTGGTTCGGGGACATTGCGAGCGCGGTGATGAAGCCGCTGCAGTACCTGGCCTACCCGGGCAAGGCCGTCGTCTCGGGCATCGAAGAGGTCGGTGAAGCCCTCGGGGGTGACGACTGGTCGGTCAAGGACTGGTGGAAGAACGTCGAGGACCCGACCTACGGGTTCGGCACCCTGCTCGAACGCGCTGGTGTGGACGCAGGCAAGTGGGGCAACCGGTTCCTGGGCTTCGCCGGGGATGTGGCGCTCGACCCGCTCTCGTACGTCACGCTCGGTTCGACCAAGTTCGCCGGGGCCGGGGGTCGTCTGGCGTTGGCGGAACGAGCCGCGGGGTTGGGCGACGAGGTTGTCGAGAAGGTGGCCCGGCTGGGCGAGAGCGCGCTCACCGCGGCCCAGCGCGAATCAATCGGGCTGGGCAAGGCCGGGCTGCGGATCGGTCTGCCTTCGTCCAACGTGCGGTTGCCGTTCTCGGGTCCCGCCGCCACCTACGGCGGGCGAGTATTGGCCGGGACTCGGGGGATGTTCACCGGTACGAAGATGGGGGCGGCAGCGCGGAGGATGGGCGCGTCCCGGGCACCGGAGCTGCGTCCGTTCGTAGAGCGGCTGATGACCCGCAAGGGCGAGATGACGCCGACCCGGGCCATCGCTGGCTACGCCGCGCAGAACAGTGCCGACGCCGTGCAGGGCGAGTTCTTGGGCAAGTGGGTCCGTCCGGTTGTGGACGCCGGGAAGAAGCTGCGTGGTCGGTCCGACGTGTACCACGCCGTCGAAGCCGGAGTGGACAACGCCGAGACGCGGGCGTTCAAGGAGGTCACCGAAGGACTGTTCGGTTCGTCCACATCCGAGTACGGCGTCACCGCGTTGAAGGAGCGACAGAACTTCGCTCCGCACTACAACCAGCCCGAGTTCAACGAGTTCCTGGGCAACGCCACCGGGGACACCGACACGCTGATCGACGGCCGCATGGACCTGCTCGGTGGCGGGTCCGGTCGTCTGCAGCAACGTCGGTGGGAGCCGGGCAAGACGTACAAGATCAACGGCAAAGAGATCACGTTCGAGCCGGGTCGTCCGGTCACCGCCGCTGACATCGAGCAGAAGTTCCACGATGCGTTCCCCGAAGAGCTGGGCGGCAAGAAGCTCATCGAGGACGACCCGGAGGAAGTGCTCAACCGTCTCCTGCAGGACCACGCCCGGGACGCCGGGGAGGCGGCACGGGAGTTCCGTCTCGAAGCGGGCGGGGCCGTCCAAGCGAAGAGCGCGGTCACCTCCGACAAGCGCATCGCGTGGGACGACGCCACTCGGGCCGAACGCAAGTGGGCGCGCAAGGAAGCCAAGAAGCGCAACGCGCAGTACAAGGACATGGCTTCCCGGGCACGCGAGCACCGGGGTGTGCTGGGCGAGCACGGTGCCCGTCGAATCAAGAAGGTCGTCACCGCCGAAGAGGTGTTGCTGGAACGGGCCAACCGTCTGCAGCGTCTCGCCGAGGGTCGCCTCACCGAGACTGAGGTCGCGCAAGCGGAGGCGGCAGCCCGTCGAGCCACCATCCCCGGCGAGGTGGCCGACATCGCAGGAGGGCGCACCCCGGACGTTCGACAGGTCGAGGTGCTCGCCGCCCACATCAACCAGCTCGATGACGCCATTGACAACTTGCGGGTCAGGATTCGGGAGTCCGAGGACCCGGCCTACCAGATGGCGTTGCGGATGGCCGAAGACCGGCGCAAGTCACTGATGGACGCCGTGGCTTCGGGCAAGCAGGCCGGTCACAAGATCGAGAGCTTGAAGCGCACGCAACAGACTCTGCGAGATCGGCGTCTGGCCCAGGAGCCGTTGGGAGCGATGCCCCCGATGCCCGGTCAGGGTCCCGGCATCGAGCTGGCCACACCCGAGACGGCGGCGTACGGCGCGCAGGGCCAAGCCATCCGTGACCTCGATGTCGCTCGCCGTGCCCAAGGGATGGCCGAGCTGCGCCCGGCGATGAGTCCTGCCCCTGCCGACATGGAGGCTGCACTCGCACGGCTGGCCGAGGCTGGGACCGATGTCGAGCTGGCCCGTGCGGGGGCACAGCCCGCCGTCCAGAACCGTGAGGCGTTGCTCGCGCTGGGAGCACCGAAGCTCAACCGCAAGATGGCGCTGCAGGCCAAGGAGGCAGCCGAGGTTCCGATCCAGCGGGCGCGTGCGGTCGAGGCCGAGGCGAAGCAAGCCGTCGAAGTGTTGGGCCACGAGCGCGAGGACTTCCTCGCCCAACTGGCCGAGGTGGCCACGGGCACCCCGACGCGACCGACCCGCGAGATCGAGGCCGACATCAAGTTCTTGGGCAAGGACCCGGGACGACAGAAGCGCATCCTCGGGGCGTTGGAGAACATCGCCGGTCCCAACCAACGGATCGGTGCCGACAACGCCCGAGCTGTCCGTCGCGAGCTGAACCTAGACGAGCTGCGTGGCGGTCAGGCACTCGACGCCGAGGTCATGTCGTTGCTACCGCAACGGGCGCAGGACGCGATCCGCGAAGAGTCGCTCACCTTGGACGAGCTGGTTCGACCGTGGACTGAACGCGAAGACCTGGCCAGGCTCCGACCCGAGCAGGACTACGACTGGATGCAGGGCGACCCGTCGCGGACCCCTGCGGCCACCAAGAAGCACGCGGACCGGCTCAACACCGCGCAGACGCGACTCAACGCGCTGGAAGCCGAAGAGGATGCCCTGTCCCGCGGAGTCGCCGAGACGGTGGAAGGCCCGGTGCGTGGGGGCGGGTACGAGAAAGCGCCGTGGTCCCGCGAGGTCGAGGACCCGCACGCTGAGGTACGAGCGCAACGGCAGACCGAGCTGGCCGATGCCGAGCAACGGTGGAACGACCACATCTACGCCCGAGCTGAGCGGGAGCGGGTCAGGAGCACGCGGGCCACCGTTCAGGCCGAGCTGGACAAGACCCGTGCCCAGCGCGGGCGCGTCGTCAACATGAAGCAGTCCCGCAAGGTGTCGGGTGACATCGCGGAATTGGAACAGCGGGTAGCCGAGCTGAGTCGTCGCGAGGCCGAGCTGCCTGAGATGTTGACCAGGGCCGAACAGCGCGACGCCCGTCACGACATCTTCATTGCCGAGCAACGGCTCGATGAGCTGCCCCTGGTCCCGGCCGCTCGTGAAGGCACGGTGCCGAGACGGGTACCGGAACGTCAAGGCCGGGTCACTCAGCAGCGTCGTCAGCCCCGTCATGTCGCCGCCGATCCGAACGCGGCGAAGCGGGCCGAGCTGCAGTCCAAGATCGAACAGGCCCGGCGACGGCTCGGTGCCCGTCCGTTGACGAAGCGCGAACAGCAGCTCGTCGCCCAAGGGCGTCCGATCCCGCGTGCCGCCGAAGGTCGGGCTGCGTCCCACGCGCAACGGGAGCGGGCGATGATGTCCGTCCGCTCGTTGGAGCGGGAGCTGGAAGCACTTGGCCCACCGCCATTGTCCGCCCGACAGGAAGCGATCCAGGACCTGCGCGACGAGATCAAGGAGTTGCAGTCCACGGCACCGGGCGAACGGTACGAGAGCATTGCCGAATCACGTCGAGCCGCGGCGGGTGAACGGCGAAAGACGTGGGAGGGTCTTGGCTCCCCGATGGACAAGGCCGAGGTTCGCGACCAGTCCGACCGGGTGGCCCGGCTGTACGACCTCGCGGTGCGGTACAAGCGGGCCATCGACACCGGGGCCGAACCCGGCGAAGCCACCTTCGCGTTGGCAGCCCGGTCGGTGATGGAGGACGAACAGGGTCGGCTGGCTTCCAAGGCGTCGAAGGAGAACCTGGCGTTGCGGCTCGGTGCCGACGAAGGCGAGTTCGTGCCCAAGTACACCGACGACGAGATCGAGGGCATTGTCGAGCGCCAGTGGCAGCGCGAGCAAGAAGGTGGCACTCAGCGCCGACAGGAGTACGACCGGGCGAAGGTACGCGCCGACCAGCAGAAGGCGGAAGCGAAGGCCGCACACGAGCAGGCGTTGGCCAAGGGTGGTCTCGTCGGCAAGGACGGCAAGCCGATCAGCAAGACCGAGGCGACGAGGCTGTACCGGCAACGCATTCGGGACATCGACGCGCAGCTCCCGGCGAAGCCGCCGTGGGAGTCGTCCAGCGCTGCCTTGCGCGAACGGATGTTCAAGGATCAGCAACGCACCGCGTTGAAGGCGGCGCGCAAGCCGCTCACGACGACGCAGAGCAAGGAAGCTCGGGAAGCGTTGGGCGAGTTCTTCGCGCAGTTCCTAGAGCCTGCGGCCCGCAACGTGATGGATGCCCGCCAAGAGCGGGCGTACATCCAGAAGATGTTGAAGCTGATGACCGAAGGCAAGCTGGTCGATGTCCCGCCCGAGCAGCTCGCCCGACTCGGCTCGTTCCAGGAACTTGGAGGGATCAACGAGGCGACCGGCGAGATCATGACCAAGGAGCTGCAACAGCTGCAGGCCGACGAGGCAGCCCAGCAGCTCGGCATCGGCGGGCGTCGTCGCACCACCGAAGGTTTGGAAGACACCGACATTCAAGAGTTCGTGGACGAGGCGATGGCCGAAGAGGGTGGGGGCGGGGCCGATGTCGAAGCCTTCCTGCGCGGCGGCGAGGTCGAAGACATCGGCCTGGGCGGCAAGTTCGACACGATGGCCATCGTCAGCGACCTCGATGCCTACGCCCGCAACAAGGTGATCGAAGAGACGCGTGGATTCGGGGAGTTGCTGCAACGGTTCACCGGGTCCCGGTGGAAGGAACTGTCGGGCGAACCGAAGCGACTGTTCGCGGGCGGCAAGGGCTTGGAGCCACTCGGTGCAGAGGTCACGCAAGCAGAGGCCAAGCGACTCGGGCTGGGCGCAGCCCAGGGTCCGATCCATCCGCGGGCCATCGGTGGACGGGGCAAGGGCGCGACACTCAGTCCCGGTCGTCTCGTCACGATGATCGCCGGGCGAGGCCAGAAGCAGCGGGCCAAGTTCCTGGCCGACCTGTTCGAGCGCATCCCCCCGGAAGCGAGGGCGCGGGTGCTCGAAGTGATCCGCGACGAATCGCTCCGCACGACCCGGGCACTGCGCGAGATGGACCAGCGGGTGGCCCGGCTCGGTGGAGCCGGTGGCACCGAAGGCATGGTGGCCGGGGACTGGTTCGATCTCCTGACGCGACGCGGTGCGCTCGAAGAAGCGCCCACACCTCAGGACCTGACGAGCTACTTCCAGCCCGGCAAGTACAAGGAGCTGGCCGGGGAGCGGGCGCGCTACCGGGGCGCGCAGGAGACGGTGGATCAGCGTCTCGCAGAGTTGCGCCAGCCACTCACCCCCGAGGCCCAGGCCGAGTTGGATCAGTTGGCTCGCACGCAGTCGGCCAACCGACAGCCCGCTGTCACCCGCCGTGAGATGGCGGCACGGCAACGGGCCGGGGAGTACGAGCGGGAGCTGGCGGTCCCGGGCGAGATCGGGGCGTTGGAACCGACCGTGAGGGGTGGCCGGGAGGCCGAGACGAAACTGGCCAAGCCCATCGAGACGATGGCCAAGGAGATCGCGGACAACGAGCTGCTCGGTGCCGACCGTCAGACGCTGCAGAACATGATCGGCAACCGGGACTACGCGCAGCAGGTGTCGGATCGCATCCAGACCCGGATCAACGCCCGGACCCAAGCGCTCGGCAAGGAGTGGTTCGCCCTCGGTGACACCGACAAGATTCTCGCCGGGCAGGCCGACGAACGGCTGAACGACGCGGTGGCCATCGAGCGCGGTGTGAGGACCGCCCAGCAACGAGTGAAACGAGTTCAGGGTGTGTCGGTCCCGGCCAAGGTCAACACGACCGCGGCCTACGAGCAGCTCGTGAAGGACATGACCGACGCCGCCTCGTCGGGGGCCGACCAGACCACGCTCGACCTGCTGCGCTCCACTGCGGACATCGTGCCCAAGATGCAGGACCTCGACGCTCGGGCACAGCACCTCGACCAGATGTCCAAGATGCTTGCCAGCGGCAAGGGCGTGCCCATCATGCGGACGGTGTTCAAGGACAACTTCGCCGCCTTCACCTCGCAGGTCACCGGGCGGGACCTGGCCATCGACCGCACCGTGCAGCGGGCGTTCAACGAGATCAACGAGAAGATCATCAAGGCCAAGCCCGGCCCGGTCGGCAAGCTGTTCGACACCTACACGCAGTTCTTCAAGACGTACGCCACGATGACCCCGGGCTTCCACGTCCGCAACGCGCTCGGTGCCATGTTCATGAACACCTCCGATGGTGCCTCACTCATCAACCAGGGGGCCGGGGTGAAGCTCTGGACGGCGTACCGTCAGAACCCGCGAGGCGAATGGTGGAAGACGCTGCCGAAGGCGTACCAGGACAAGGCCAAGGACGTGGTGCGGGCCGTGTACGGCAGCGGGGCCGGGGGCGGGTTCTCCGCAGCCGAGGTCGGCGCAGCCGCCAGCGGACAGATGGCCAAGGGCGCGAAGCGGGCCGTCATGCAGAACCGGGCCGTCCGCTTCACCCGGCGTGTGGGCGAGGCCATCGAGGGCGGGGTGCGAGCCGGGCTGGCGTTGGACACGTTGATGAACGGTGGCACCGTGTCGGAGGCCACGCAGCGGATCAACCGCATCCACTTCAACTACAGCCACGTCTCCGAGTTCGACGCCAAGATGCGGAAGCTGGTCCCGTTCTGGACCTACATGAGCCGCAACGTCCCGCTGCAGATGCAGCAGATGATGCTGCGGCCCAAGACCTACCTGACCTACGAGAAGTTCCGCAAGAACTTCGATGAGGACTCGGGCCAGGGCTTCCCGCTGATGCCCAAGTACCTCAAGGAGCTGGGCGCGTTCCGGCTCACCCCGGGCGTGGCGCTCGCTCCCGAGTTCGGTCCCAGCCAGATGCAGGAGTCACTGCGCGAGTTCGGCTCGATGAAGATGCTGTCGAACCTGAACCCGCTGTTGAAGAACCCGGCCCAAGCGCTCACCGGGCAGAACTTCTTCTACGGCGCTCCGTACGGGAAGAGCTACCAGCAGCTCGGCGGGACCGAGCTGAGCTGGTTGGAACCGGTGCTGGGGATGCTCGGCCAGACCGAACAGATTCCTGGCGGCGGCACAGCAGTCCCCCAACAGAGCGCCGACATCGTGCGGGACCTGATCCCGCCGCTGGCGCAGATCAACCGGCTCGTCGGCACCACCCCCGAGCGGGAGGGCCGCACCACACAGGCGTTGTGGAACTTCCTCGGGTTCCCCGGCAAGCAGATGACCCCCGAGGTGATGGCGGCGGAAAGGCGCAGGCAGCAGGGATCGGCGTACTACGGGCAGCTCGATGAGATGGACCGGCTTGAAGCCCTGGCTGCACTTCGAGGCTGATATCCAACTTGGATACGGGGGACAGTTCGCCCTTCATGTATGGCCACCACCAAGAAGACCGCTGACGCCCCGGAGAAGGACCCACGCGGTCACGACAGCGTGTTGGAGGAACGGCGCAGCGCCAAGGAGAACGCCACCACGGTGGACGGGAGTGAGTCCCCGTCCGTGAACCCGCCCGGTGACCCGGCCGAAGGAGCCAAGGCTCGCGGCGGGCTGGGCATCTGATGGTCCACCCGCTGTACGACTACGGGCTGCCGGTCATCAACTCGGGCCAGCCGCCAGGCGGGACGGCTGCGGTGACGACTGGCGAGGTCGAGCCAGGCACCAGCACCAGTCCACACACCCCCCCGGCCAACAGCGGAACCGTGACCGAACCTGGCGGTTCACCGAGCGACGAGCTGACCGGTATGTACACCCCGGTCCTCACGGACATCACTCCGAACAACGCGGTGGTCGGTGGAGCGAACTTCACGATGACCGCGATCGGCTCGAACTTCATCCCGAAATCCGTGATCGTGTTCAACGGCGGCAAGGAACCGACCACGTACGTCAGCGCCACCGAGGTGACGACCGGTGTCCAACCGTCTACCGCTGGGGGTCCGGCGACGGTGCCAGTGGAGATCGACAACCTTGGCTTCAAGTCCGCTCCGCAGGACTTCCACTTCAACGCGGCCTAAGGGAGGAGCCATGCCTCGAAACGTCAACCTCGGCCGGGGCAGGGTCCCCGCCAAGGGTCGTGCGCGCTATGGGATCAGCCCACCCCGGCCGGGTGCCATCACCAGCAAGCCCTTCCCCGGTCAGGCGGGGTCGATCCGCCAGGCCTACAACCAGGCCAAGCGAGCGCAGGGCAGGCAGAGGCGAGCGGGTGGACGAGGCTCAACGTTCTGACTTTGGGGACTCTGAACCAGAGGATGCCTGGCACCCCGAAGACGCCATCCCCGAACAGGTCCGCAACATCTCATTGCGAGTCGCCCTGCTCGACCGGGGGCCACGACTGCCACCGGGCAAGCACGTTCGGGACGTGCTCGATGGGCTGATCCGACGAGTCCAAGCCGCGCTCGATGAGCGAGACTTGAACGCCCGTCAGCAGCATCGGGCCAACCAGGCGCTCGAAGACATCGAGTTCGTTCTGTTGAGGCTGGTCGCCACCGATGGGTAGTTACTACCTCACCTGGCTGGCCGACGAGCTACGTCGCGCTGGCCAGCGTGTGGTCGAGTGCGACAGCTGGAAGACCCGTAGCCGGTCCAGCGGTGGCTACGACTCGGGTCGGCCGTGGTGCGTGATGTGGCACCACACCGCGTCATCGACCGGGTGCTCGGCAGCCAACGACGTGGCCTACATGCTCAACCCGAGCAACGACGCGTACCCGACCGCCAACCTGTACATCGCCCGCGACGGCGAGGTGTGGGTCATGGCCGCAGGGGCGACCAACACGAACGGCAAAGGGTCCGGTACCCGCGACACGTCGCGGGGCACGGTGCCGGTGGACTCGATGAACACGTACGCCGTGGGAATCGAGATCGGGAACAACGGGGTCGGTGAGCCGTACTCGAAGGCGTGCATTGACGCGGCGTTTGCCACCTCACTGGTTGTCACTAGCAAATGTGGCTTACTCCCCACGGATGTGATCCACCACCAGGCGTACGCACCCGACCGGAAGGTTGACCCGGCCACCTGCACCGGGGTTCAGGGCGGCTGGTATCCGAAATCGGTCACGTCGTCGGGCACCTGGTCGCTCGATGACTTGAAGGCCGAATGCAACCGTCGAGCCGCCGCAGGCGGGTCGGGAGAGGAAGTCGACATGCCTATCTCGGATGAGGACGCCAAGAAGATCGCCTCGGCGGTGTGGACGCATGACATTAGTGGGACCAAGGCGTGGTCAGCGCTGAACACAATCAAAGGCACGGTGCGCCAGTTCCTCGGTGGCTGGAAGGACGGCACTGCGCCCCCTACCGACACGATGCTCAAACAGATTCACGACAACACGAAGAAGTAGTGAGCAACGCCATCCACGTCGTGGTCCGAGTACTCGTCTTTGTCCTCGGTCTGGCGATCGTCCTCGACGCGCTGATCGAGCAGCCGTCGTCCACGGCGTCGATCATCTTCGGTTGCGTGCTCATGGGGGTCATCTCGTTCGACCAGATCAGAAGCCTTCTGGAAGCCCGAAGGAGGAACGGTGCCAGCACGCAAGTTCACGAAGAAGGCGACCACACCCAAGCTGAAACGGCAGTGGGATCACGTCTACCAATCAACGAAGGCCAAAGGGGCGAGTCCGGGTAGCGCCGTCCGACAGGCCAACGCCGCCGTGAAACGCAACTCCCGCTACGGGACGAAAGGGAAGCGATGAGTCTGCTCGCACAAGTTGTCGAACGGGAACTGGATTGGGCCGACATCCTCTTCCTGATCGCCACGGTCCTGCTCGTGGTGGCGGCAGTGATCCGCTTCGCCGCTCGGGCGTTCGACTCTGCCCTCGTGGCGTCAGGACTGGCGCTTGTCAGCCTCGGGTGGCTTGCTCTCTAGTCGGAGCTGCAGCAGGGCCATTTCGGCCCCGTCCATCACGCCCTGGTGGTACGGGCACAGCCGTCCTCGCCACTCCGGGGTTCCGCAACACCCCTCATTCAAGGTCAGGCTGCGGACCAGCACGGACTTGATGATCTCGTGATCGTTCAGCGGTTCGATGTCTCGATCAGGCATCGCCGTACAGATCGACCTTCACACCGATCGCGTTGAGGAATCCTTGCGCCGCGCCGATGTCGCCCGTCAGGACGAGCAAGGTCTCCCGCACAGCATCCTCCTTGCTCAACTCGCTCCACCGTTCATGGGTCTTGACGTAGCGAACCATCGCCTCCACGAACTCTTGCCGGGAATCATTCAGCGGTTCGATGCCGGTCGCCGCGGCGAACGGTTCCCATTCCTCGTCGGTCATCGGCTCGAACGGCCACTCGGGGTGCTCGCCGCAGTTGTGGGCGGCGGTGCAGTCGTCGTGCCGGTGGGAATCGTCCAGCGGTTCGATGCGTTCACTCTGCATCGCGCATCTCACCTTCGAGCCATTCGATCACGGAGTCGGCCACCCGTTCGGCGGTTGCGTGACCGTAGCCCTCCCGTTCTTCGGCCAGTCCCTCATCGAGCAGGAAGCGGATGAGTCGTTCACGTCGAGCGTGATTGAACAGCGGTTCGCTTCGATTCTCAGCCAAGATGACGCCTCCCCCGTTCGATGCCGAGAGCACGGGTGATCGCATCCTCCGCCCGATGCGTGTAGGCAAGCGCGTCACGCAGCGTCCGACGCATCTCATCAGTATCCGCATCAGCCAGTGCCCGATCGAGCGCGATCGCGCACTTGCGGAGAAAGGCGTAGGCATCGGCAGGAGCACCGCCGACGCGGGCGACCCTCTGCGTAAGCTCCTTCTCGATGAGAGCGCGACGTTCGGCCCGGCGCTGAGTTCGCGCCCGGTTCGTGTACGTGATCGCCCTGCGCGTCGCGCCCGGTGTGAGTTGCCGCCACACGGCGACATCGGACACGCCAACCGCATCCCCGATGTCCACGTAGGTCATCCCTAGCTTGCGGAGCCGCTTCGCCTCATCGACATCGAATGTGGGACGACGACCGTTGCGCCCGGTCGTGATGGCTGGTGCGTCAATGTCGCGCAGGTAGGTGATCGCGGCGTTGATTGACTTCGGTTGCCTGTCGCCGGTGAGTAGTCGGTCGGCGTGGGTAGCTATCCGCATGTACCGCGTCGCCGCGTGCGGACTCACGTTGAGATTGTCTTTCATCCATTGGCCCCAACGCCCATCGGGGATCATCGCGCGTGCCTCGATCAAACCCTGGCCACAGCGGATCGCGTGTTCGAGCGTGTCGAGGGCTGAGCGATAGGCAAGGTCGTGCTCGTGGTTGATCGTGACGGCAAGATCGGCAAGGGAATCGTCCAGCGGTTCAGTTCCCACGTCTCCCCGCTCTCACGACAGCCACGACGCCGACGATCACCAGCGCAACCACCAACAGTACGAACCATTCGTCGCCGCTGAACATCAGTTGTCCTCGCAGGAGTGTGCGCTGTGTCCCGGTGTCTCCCAGCCGCCATGCCACTTGGCCAGAATTGATCGCGGGATATCGGTCCGGCCCGCGCCGAGCTGGACGATTGACGAGAACTTGCCTTTACGGCTGTGCATGTGGGTGGCTTGGGCCGAGTCACCGACTTGCACGTAGAAGTTCTCGATGTCGAACGCGCCGTCGAAGTTCCAGCGCAGATTGGCGAACGGGACGATGTAGTCGGTGTCCCATTGTTGGACGGGACGAACTCGCCACCCGTCGAAGTTCCATGTCCGGTGAAGGGTGTAGCGGAACAGCGGGTCGCGGAACGGGACCGGCGTTGCGCCCATCATCCTGATCCCGTACCCGTACTCCCAATGGGTGGTCGAAACATGGCAGCCCCCCACTGCGCCTCGCGTGGTGACCGCAGGGTTCGTCCATGACTCGCCTCGCCAGGTCGTGTGGGACGCTACAGGCATAGATCGACGCAGCTTCGGGTGCCGCCAAATGTGACGGGCCTCGGTGCGGGTGACGCCGTTGGTGTGCCGCATCACGGCGTTGACCCATTGTCGCCGGGTCATCGGGTCGTCGTTGTCGTGGTGAGCGTCAGCCCCCGCCGAGCTGAGCAGTCCCGCCATCACCGCGGCGACGACTAGTAGTCGTCGCATACGTCAACCCCCATCTCCGTAGACCATGTTGTGCAACGCCTGGGCTTCCATCCAGGCCACCGTGTCGGGTGGGACCGGAACCGTGGTTCCTGGGGCCACCTCTTGCAGCTTCATCTGCGTGAACACGGCGAGGACGGCCCAATGGTTGGCGTCGTTCGAGGCTCGCTCGGCCAGGCGAGCACTCCGTTTCAGCAACCAGTACAGCCACAACAGGATGATCCAGTTGAAGAGGATCACCATCCAGGTGAACAGACGTAGAGCGAGCACGGCGGGCTAGTTGTTGGCGGAACGCTGCAGTTCGCGGACCTCGCTGGCCCGCTCGAACAGCTTCGCCCCAACCTCGTCGCCCAGCTCGTCGGTGATGACCGACGCGATGGCGATGATCCAGCACCGCATGTCGTCCATGCTCAGCGGGGGTATCCGATCCAAGCCGTTCATGAGGCACCTCCTAGCCGTAGGTGGCCCACGATAGTCGGGTGGCATTGGCAAACCTGGCCAAGCCGGTTGACAGCCCGCTGTGCAATCCGATGGGTCCGCGACTTGTGGATGCCCAGCCGCTCGGCCAGGGCACGGACCGTGATCCCCTCGAACCACAGGGCTTCGATCACGAACCGGTCCTCGGCACCGAGCTGGTCGAGGCAATCCACGACAGCCTCCCGCAATGTCTGCAGCTCGTACAGCGAGGGGTCCGGGTCGTACCCGGGCAAGGTCCCCATCATCGCCTCGGTGCCGGTGGAATAGCGTGGCCCGAAGGTCAGCGTTGTGGTGGTGGACCACTCCGCGAAGACGGTGGGAATCTCCACGGCCATTCGCTCCACCAGGGTAGGTCGGGATTCAGAACAGGGCGGCCTGTAAATCTTTGCCGGGGTGGGAGGCGAGGTCGATGCACGACTCGCAGGCGTACGACCCGCTCTTGACCGGCAGGGCGATGGCGTTGCCGCCACCCTGGCTCCGGTTCTTCACCCACCCTGACGTGTGGGCGTAGACACCGGGGCGGCGGATGTCCAGCTCCATCCCGCAGTCCACGCAGTTCGCTCGGAAACGTTGAGGGATCATCGCCCTCCTCCTTCGGGCCGCAGGCTCGGAACGTGACCCGCGGTCACAGCTTGTAGACGTACAGCCGACCGATCTGTCGGTCGTCATCCCAGGCGACCTTGTTCAGCGCGTCCATGACGAGCTTGGCGTAGTTGTCGATGTCACCACGCTTCAACAAACGGCACGATGGGGGTTCGCACGGGATCACGGTGACCTCCACGAACGTATCGGCCAGCAGGATGACCACTTCGATGGGGCCTTCGATGGGCTTGCCGACCCACTGTGCCGCCAGGTCCTTCTCGGCCTGCTTCGTCGGCTCCGGGGTGTAGGTCCGGTACCCCCCGTTGCCCCACGTCGTGCGGGGCCGGGCCTTGGCTCTCGGGGTCCAGACCAGGCGTTGCTGCACCGTCATGAGGTGACCTTCTTCCCACACCGTGAGCATTGCCGCAGGGCCAGCCCGCTCCATATCCCGCCGAGTGGTTCGGGCCGGGGGTTGGCGCAGGTGCAGACTCCGTTCGTCTTGTTCGCTTTCCACTCGTCGTAGTCATCGAGTAGCCGGGCCGACAACCCACTACGGCGACAGTGCCAGCAGCGAAAGTGCCGGTCCCCCGTCTCCTGACCGCAGCTGACGCACTTCATCGTTCGCTGTACGCCTTGTCCACAATCCGGCGCATGATCGCCAGGCCGGATTCGCCCCGGTCGATGAACCGCTTGCCCCACCGCTCGTCGGCTGACGACAGGACGGCGGCGGCTTGGTCGGGTGGCACGTCGCGCTCGGCCATCAATCGGGCCAGGTGAACGAGGGTGGTGGATCGATCACTGCCCATCAGTGGGCCGTCCCGCCAGATGCGGTAGGCCAGCCCCCCGATGTTGGCCACGGCCTCTTCGATTTCCAGCCCGGCCTGAAAGTCCACAGAGATGTCCACACGCTGTGGATCAGGGAGCAGCGCGGCCAGCCCTTCGAGCAGAGGTGTGGGCGCACGGAGACGGTGCATCTCCCGGAGGAAGTCCGAGAGTGGCCCGGCCGGGTCCACGTCCTCGAACAGCCGCACGTCCGGTGATCGAGCGCAGTACCCGTTGAACGGCAGCCGCACGTAGTTCCCCAGCCCGTCGCCCCGCACCCGCATCTGCTTGGGGAACACTTCCTTCGGGCTGTAGTCGATGGCCCGGCACGCCGCGGTCAGCGCCTTCTTCATCGTCTTCGCACTGACCAGAGCCTCCTGGGGGAACACCCATACGTGGTAGCCCCGGGTGGTCTGCTCGACCCACGCCGGGACGCCCTTGTAGTGCAGTGCCGCCCGGAGGTTGCGGGCCAGCCCGTAGTCGTCGGTGTCGATGTCGATGCAGCCCCACGAGCACCGGTCCCCGATCACGTTGTAGACCCCGATCCAGTCGGCCGGGTCCGGGCTGGTCAGGTGACGGTGGAAGTGTTGAGGGGTCAGCGGGGCACGAATCGACTCTCCATGCCACGCCCCGTAGGCATCGCCCCGTCCCCGGAACAGGTAGATGAAGAACTCAGTGCAGATATCCAAGTTGGATACTCACAGCGGAGGGGTGTCGATCATCCACGGTGCCTCGCCCTGATCCCGGGCCATCTCGTAGTCGCACTGGTTGCACACGGTCATGTCCTCGTCCAGATCGAAGTCGTCGGACACCGCGAGCAGGACGCCGCACCGGGCGCACTGCGCGTCCTTCACCATCCCCTCCTTACGTCGTGCTGGTCGGCGTCCACATCCTCTTCCTCGATCTCGAAGGACATCTGGCCCAGGTTGTTCCAGCATTCTTCGCACACGTCGGACTCGGGGTCGTGGGTCACCATCCCCTCGCCACAACGGCGGCACCGCTTCCGCAGCCAGTCGGGTACGTGTCGGGGTCCAGCCATCACCACCTCGCTTCTCGTTCGTCGTCCTCCACCACCCGCAGGTGCGAGTGGTGTCGTAGGTACTGGCGGGGGAGATCGCCACCGAGGGGCCGTAGCGCGCCTGTCGCATGGTCCAGCTCGAAGTCCACCTCCCCCACCAGTCGGCCCCCGGGCCGCTTGTTCTTCGTCAGGTTGACGGTGACCGTGTACTCGTGGACCAGTCGCTCGTGAGTGAGAAAGGCGATCCGGTCCACGACCCATTGCGGTCGGTCAGCCCGATGCGTGAGGTCTTCGATCTCCGCTTCGATGGCTGCCCGTTTCCGTCGTACCCCGAGCTGGAACGTGGCCCAGGTTTCACCCCCGAAGTTCCCCGAGTCGATCCTCATCGTCTGCCCCTTGGACCCCGCGGAACGCGAGGTCTGGTGCAGAACGACGAGGGGCACCTCGAAGTCGGAGGCGAATGCTTTCACCGCGTCGGCGCGGCCCGACAGGTCACCGGCCTGCAGGAGATCGAGGTAGTCGAGCACCACCAGGTCGGCGTCCTCGGACCACACCTCCCGGGCTTCCTCGTAGCAGGCCCGCATGATCCGGGCCGAGATCGGGCGGTCGAAGATCAACAGGTTGGGGAAGTAGTCCACCGTCTCATGGACCAGGCGCAGACCCTCGGGGTCGTAGTTGGCGACGCGTCGCTCCAACTCGGCCACCGGTATCTCGAAGACCATCGACGCCAACTTGACGAGCACGAGCGGTGCCGGTTCGTCCGGGGTGAACAGCGCGATCCGACGCCCGGCGTTGTGGACGACCATGTTCAACATGAGCAACGTCTTGGCTGAGTGGGCGTAGCCGGTGATGAAGGCCAGGTGGCCGGGTGACATGCCCCGCATCTCGTTGTCGAAGGGCTGAAAGCCCAGCTGCACCCGACCGGACTGCGCCTCGGTGATGACTCGACGGGCGGCGTCGGCCAGAGGACGGACGTGTTGCAGGGACGCCGTGGACTCGACCAGCTGCCACCCCGCCGCCACTTCGACGGGGGTGAGCAGCTCGGTCACCGCGGAGGCCAGAAGGCGGGAGCGTTCTCACCTCCGCTCGTGGACTTAAACCACGGACGACGAGAGGTGCCCACCGTGGCACGGTTGTCGTACACCTCGACCACCCCCTTGGCCGCGGCCTGCTCGAACAGCCAGTCCGGGAGCGGACCGAACTGAGCACCCTTCACAACCAGCTGCCCCGGGGCCGGGGCGAAGGGCACGGACTGCTGCATCTGCGGTTGCATCATCTGCGGTTGCGGCTGGGGCTGCGGGTTCTGCGGCTGTTGCTGCATCGGCACCTGGACAGCCCCGGGGAAGTGAGCCTGGATCACCTTGGCTGCCTGTTCCTCAGGGTCACCGATCTGGCCGAACAGACTGTTGGTCAGGTACTCGAAGACCACCTCGAACTGCGAGGTGCCCTCGGCAGTGGCGAGGTCGAGCTGTCCCTTGGCCAAGTCGATGGCCCCCTTGAAGGCCACTTGGGTGATGATCGAACGGTCGCGGAAATCCATTGGTCCCTCCGAACGGGGTTTAGGTTCAGGCTGACCAGAGGTCCTGGTCGGTGCTGAGGCGTGCGCCCTTACAGACGGACCACCACGGGCACCAGGTGGCGTTGCACAGGTAGTGGTCCTCGTTGCGAGGCCAGCGCCGCATCACACCGAGGGCGTCGGCCAGGTCCAAGTAGCTCTCGATCTTGTCGAGCAGCCACCCCTCGTGGGCGTGGACTCGTTGAACGTCCACGATCTGCGTGGTGATCTTCGGCTCGGCTGCCCGCGGGTCACCGCGGACCATGACGCCGAAGCGGAACGTCACCGGGTACTCGAACGGACGGTCCAGCCCCCCATGCACTGCAGCGACGGAGTAGACGGTGGGCTGGATCGCGGTGCGCTGCTTCTCTTTCTGCGTGAACTTCCGACTCGCCGTCTTCCAGTCCACGATGACCCCGTTGGGCTGCACGTAGTCCATCGTCCCGGTGATCCCAACGGTCCTGCCCCGGTACTCGAACAGGGGGACCTTGAACTCCTGCTCGACCAGCCCGCCCCGTTCGATGCTCGGCAGGATGTCGGTCACCCACCCCTGCGCGCAGCGCCGAGCCAAGTCAGCAAGTTGGCCAGGAAGGGTCCAGTTGACCCATCGCACGTCGGCGCGCTCGCAGAACTTGATCGTCAGGTTGTAGGCCAACGGCCCGACCTCTTCGGGTTCGGCCTTGCCTTGGAGCACGGCGGCGATGGCAGCGTGCGCGCCGGTCCCGATCATCGCCGCGTCGTTGGTCGCGGCGTTGAACTCAGGTTCTACGAGATGGAGTCGGCCCCGCTCGGGACAGCGGTCAACCTGGTCGAGCCAGCTCTGGCGGAACCAGACCGACCCCTCGTCGTCAACCACCATTCACTCATGGTCCACCCGGTTTCGCGAAGCGCCCGAGATTTCTTCGGACCGATCAGTCCGGTCCCCGGAACAGGCGCACCAGGGCGCGGGCCTGATGTTCGGGCAGGTCGTAGACCCGGGCCACCCGGTAGGCCGACATGCCGTCGCGGATGTCGTGCTCGCACTCGATCTGCAGGTCCTCGTCCCACCCGATCAACGGAGTCTCGTGACCGTTGGAGATCACGTAGCACTGCTCGATGTGGTGCAGCCCCACCTCGACCTCGATGCTGACCCACGACCGTTCGTCCCGGAGGTGCTCGGCCATCAGCTTCCACTTCAAGCGGCGGTCGTGGACCTTGCGTGGTCCCAGCAGCTCCATCCCGGCCTGACCGATGCGACGTTTCGTGTCCAGGTACAACCGCAGGTGATCCATGTACTCGGCCAGTGTCTCGGGTCGCGGGTCGTCGTGGAACCCGGACATTCGCGCGAGGCTCTGGTGGACCGGATCGGAGGGGTCATACAGCTGCCCCCATACATCGTCCGTCATCGTCCCTCCCAACGAGTGCTGGGTCTTTGGCACCCGTGGTCCCCCCACAGACCGCACGCAGTTTGTACCCCGCCCTACCCCAACGCAAGGGGCACTTGGGGAAGACCGAGCGTCCACATCCCGTACGGAGTAGGGATGGGGGCGACTCGGGCTTCGCTCCGGTCGCCCGGAGGGTGGTGAGTAGACCGGAGATCGTTCGGGGCTTCTCGGGACATCAGCCCCTCACTTGATACAGCCCGTCGCGCGAAGCGCCCGAAGAAACTTCGGGACTATTAGCGATTGGAATTATCCAAGTTGGATCGCCATCGCCCTCAGCGATGGGCCTACACGGCGCGTCGGCGGTCGCCGTTGCGGTTGCGCCTGGCTCGACGCTCGGCGTCCAGCTCGCGCCGCAACGCGACGAGCTGCTTCGCCTGGTACTCCACGAGGTCGTGCAGCCCGGCGATCATCGCGTCGGTCCGGTCGTCGCCCCCCGACCTGCGCTGAGAACGCAACGGGACCTTGCCGGATCGGCGCAGGATGTCGTAGAGCACCGTCGAGCCAACGTTGTAGCCCTTCTTGATGCTGTTGATGGTCTCCCCTGCGAGGTACGCCGCAACGATGGCGTCCTCACGCTCAGAAGCGGTCAGCGTCCTAGCCACGCGATCTCCTGTCATCGGTCTGCGAGGTGGCCCCTACGTACCACCAGCACCCGGACTGTAATCATCGCAACTACAAACGTGCGAGTGTTGGAGGTGAACGTGTAGGGTGCCCTGCAAGGGAGAGGGCCTGCGGAAACTTGGGCCTGGACGCGACGAAACCCCCGGGGCCGAAGCCCCGGGGGTCCCGTTCTCGCTGCGGAGGTCAGTGCGCCACGGCTAGGAGGAACTCACTGACCCCAACATGGCAAGCCTACTACCGGCTGTCGTCTCCTTGCTTGGCCCACTCGTCGCCTTGCTTGCCGTGCAGGTTGCGGCTGCGCTCGGCCTCGTACACCGCTGACACCTGGGCGTAGCCCCGAGTCGTGTCCAGCTTGTCGTGGTTCATCAGCCACGCCATCCGCAGCAGATCGGTGCCCGCTCGGTACAGGTTGGTCGCCGCCGAATCCCGCAGATCGTGCGGCCGGAACGCGTTGCGCTCCAACCCGACCCCGACCAACAGCTGTTCGAGGCGACGGTTGATCCGTCCGTTGTCCCGCTCCACCGGCATCCACACCGTCGTGTTCCGGTCCAAGGCCACCTCTTCGCCCACCGTCAACGGCGACAGGAACTTCTCGCCACGGCGCGACGTAGCCAGCCACTCGACCAGCTCCAACCACTCGTCAATCCGGTGCATCCCAATCGTGTGCATCCGGGGCCGCAGATGTTCCTCGATGATCTCGCCGTACGGGAGACGATGACGCTTGCGTGCGCTCGTCCGCTTCCCCTTCCGCAAGAAGTCGAACACACGCTCATCGACCAGCACCTCTTCCGGGGCGATCCACAACAGCTCGAAGCGGCGGAACCCACAGAAGTAGGCCATACCCAACCAGATGCGGTCATCCGGGTCCAAGTCCGAATCCCACACCAGGTTCCACGTCGCGTCATCCACCGGGGTCGGAACCCCATCAGGAATCTGTGCCTTCTTGCGGCGGATGCGCTTCGAGTCCTTCGACACCGGAATCTCTTCCACGTCGATCAGCCAACGCCAGAACGCCTTGATCGTCATCAGCTGGCGACGGGACGTGTTGCTTGCCGGACGCTTTGTGGCCGTCGTCCCATCACCCGCTCGCACCGGGCGATTCACGAAATCGTCCAGGTCGTTGTAGGTGATGTCAGTCAGGTTGGCCCCGTCCAACCAGTTCGACAGCTTGAACAACGTCCTGCGGTACGACGCAATCGTTGTCGGACTGTTCTCTTCGACGTTCATCCGATGATCGAGAAACCTCTCGACCAACTCATATCCAAGTTGAATATCTCTCACTGCTCACTCACATTCCTTCGTTCGCCACACCCTCCGGGTGCGGCACTTCGGTTCTATTCCCTGTCGAACGAGGGTTCGTTCGGTTCTATTCGTCCCCCTGCTCGAAGAGCTGGGGAATCCGAATGGATCAGGGGTTCAATTCCCCTCAGCTCCACGGTTCTATTCCGCCGTGAGCTGGGCCGGGACCGGTTCTATTCGGAGCCGGTTCCGGTTCTATCCGCTGTTGGTGACCTCCTTTCTGTCCATTCCTGCCTCGATCTGCTTGACCCTCGTGATGCTGATCCCGAGTAGTTCCCCGATTTGCCCGAGGGTGTGATCGACCCGCATCTCCCGGACGCCTGATCGGCGCACCCGGGCGAGTTGGGCTTGTATCTCGATGAGCTGCCCCCACATCTCATGCGCGGTCTTCGCTCGCTGTTCGGGGGGTAGCCCCTCCAACCAGCCGAGTACGGGAGCGACCGCCGCCCGGAGGTCACTGCTCACTGGTATCTCCTTCCATGTGGACGCATGTCACGTCGCGTGCCATGCAGTAGTGCATCCGCCCGTGGTCGTCTTCCGCGGCCAGCCATGTCTCCCCCTGGCGGGTGACACCGGCTGTCCGCAGGACCAGCCGCTGGAAGTGTCGGCCCTGCTTCGCCACAAAGCTGGCTCCGCTGCCGATGGTCCTTCCGTTGGGTAGTCGGGCGGTCTTCATGCTCATGTCTCGGCCCAAACCTCTTCGAGCTGGGCTTTGGTCAGGTCTTGCATGGCTTCTGCGAGCAGGTTCAGTTCTTCGGATGCGTTCCGGGCTGCTTTGCTCCCGGCTCCCAGCCGCTTGTACCTCGCCTTCGTCGCAGTGAACGCTTGCATCACTGCCTTGCTGGTCTGGTCGAGGACCTCGGTCCGCATGACCAGTCGATGTTCCATCACTCCTTCCTTCCGCTGCGCCCTACGGCGCAGACACTGCTCCTAGCCACCGACGATGAGGCCGATGACAATCCATCCGATGAGCACGGCCAGGCCGACGCTCATGCCTGCTCCGGGGATTGTAGCTCGCCCTGCATGGGTCCTGTGACCAGGGGGGCGTGGCGTTCCTGCTGCAGTGGGAAGAGCAAGGGGGCAACGGTCCCGGTGGCCGGGACGAGCTTGCGTTCCTCGCGGACTGGCATCGGGATGCCCTGGCTCTTGGACTTCGCCCGCATCACTGTGAGTCGGTTGTTCGTAGAGATCCGACTCCACTCGTACCCCTCACCCGTGCGTTGATGGATGATCTCCCCGATCTCGGGAATGGTGATGCCCTCGGGATGCTCGTTGATGATGCCGATCACCATGTCGGCCGGGATGTAACCCCCGCTGTACTTCGGTGCCGGAAATGCCCGCTGGCGGGGCCTGCCGTCAGCTCGCAGCGCCGCGTTCGTCGGTCGGCCCCGGCCCTTGCCTGGCCCAGCCGATGGCAAGGCGGGTGGCTCGTTGACCCTGGGCGCTGTCTCGGGTGCTTTCATCAGCGGCTTGGCCTTGTGCAGCCCGACGACTGTCGCCAGGTTGATGCCGAGGGTGGCTGCCTCTTCCAGACCGAAGGTGCTCGGGGCGAGCACCTCCGCGAACTGCGTCAGCTCTTCGGAGCCGTCGTCGTAGATGGCGTACTTCACTGTTCCATTCGCCAGGAGGGCGATGATCTGCTTCATTGGTTGTCCTTGGTTCAGGCAGTAGCCGCAGGTGCCAGGCTCGACTCGAAGAGACGAGTGACGAACTGCGAGCGCCACTGCTGTGATGAGAGACGGTCGTCGCCATGCAGCGAGTACCCGTCCGGGTAGGTGTACCGGGTGATGACCTCGCCTGAGCGAGTGATCCACTTGATCCGGTCTGTCTTGCAGTCGGCGCATTGGCTCCGCAGACCCACGGTGCCCCACACGATCCCGTGTGGACGCCTGACTTCCTCATGGTCTTCTGTGACTGGTCCCCGGTGTCTCCACTCGTGGCCGAGTGATCGGCACTGAGCGAAGATTTCCGGGTTCTTGACTGGACGGACGAGTGACTTCTGACGTGCCACGGATACATATCCTCCTGTCTCGCGTTACCCCCAACGGGTCGCTGCAGGGAGGACTGTAACTCGTCATGTCAAGGCCGCGCGCGTATCCAACTCCGAAGTCGCAGACTTCGGCAGCGATGGATGTCAGCCTCCCTTCGGTGGCACGACGCGCCACACCCGCTCTGCTCCGAGCAACGGCTTGTCGGCTGGTCCCTTGCGATACGGCCCGACCAGGATCAGCTTGCGCTCCTTGCGCCCCTGGCCGTGGGCCTGCCACCGCCAGTGCGGTCGCACAATCCAAGAGTGCTGCCAGTCCACGCTGTGCTTGACAGGCTCGGCGCTCGGCTCGTACTGGCGACGGCCCAGCGTCAGCACCCGGACGGTTGGGTCGTAGCCCGCTCGCTGAGCACGGCGAGCCGCCGCTCTCGGCGGGTGCTGCACCTCCATCGAGACGATGGGGGTCTTGGCCAGCTGCCACAAGCACGCCAACAGACGGCGATCCTCGGCCTTCGAGCGTTGGGCCACCTCGGACTTGGCGTACGGGTCACCGTCGTTGATCTCGTCGGGTCCGCAGCCGGGCAGCCAGTCGGACCGGCCGAGGTAGCAGTACACGTCGCCGTGCAGCATGGCCGAGAAGTTGCCTCGGCCGTCTGGCCGCATCATGTGTCGGTCACGCTCTTCGGTGAGAGCGAACAGCGTCGGGCCAGCCCGACGCAGCTCATCCCCACTCAGTCCGTCTTCGAGCACCGACCGCGACCAGGTGCCGATGCCGAGCGCTGGCACCACCTCTCGACCAGAACCGAGCGGGACATGGACCGGCCCCCACATGATCGCTGACACCCGCACCATGCCGTCGAGGTTGGCCTCCTCGGGGTCGGAGTCGATGCCTGCGAGGTCGTGGGCGAACACGGCGAAGCCCGCCGCCGCTGGCATGTCGTGCATGTCCAGCGTGAGGTCGGCGGGGAGCGTGGGCGCAGAGTCGGCCAACAGGTGGCACGTCTCTTCCTCGACCCACCACAGCTCGGCGCTGGGCAGGTCACGTTGTATCCACTGTGCGTCGGAGACGACCCTGGCGAGCGTCGTGCCCTCTCGCCATTGGTGGACGAGCCAGGCTCGTAGCTCCGGTAGGTCGTGGGCGCGACGCACCCTGGGGAATGTGAGTGTCATGGGGTTCTCCGTTGGTTGTAGCGCGGCGAAGCCCCCCGGCTCAACACCGGGGGGCAACTCCGCTATCCAAGTTGGATATCTCAGGCCTCGTCCACGTTCTCGGACGTGCCCTCGCCGTTCACCTCGAACGCCCAATCGCCCATGTTGTTGTGGGCCATGTAGTACGCCATCGCTCGGGCGATGTTGGTCGCGATGTCGTGCTCGTCGTCACTAGAACTCACCGTGAACTTGATCGGCACACTGATGTCGGCCGTATACTCCTTGGCTCGGTGGATCAGGTCGAGGTACGTCGTGCGGCCGTTCACTGAGTCCACGAAGTCGTCGTACTCCGAGCACCAGTCACGGCTGTTCGCCTCGTCCAACAGCATCTG